TGGTGATACGTTAGAAGCAGTCTCTGATACAGCTAGTAGTTTAGACGTGGTTCTTTCATACATCGATACAATTAGTTCGTAGGAGGAATTATGACGGCAATAGTAAATGGAATCCAATACATCGGAGGGCAAGCAGCCCCCAACGAATTTATACCCAATCAATCGTCCACGATTGACGGAACACAAACAATTGAAAATGCAGTTCTAGCTGGACCTATTACTATTCCTGCGACTGTAACAGTAACGGGGACTTTGGTAATAGTATAATGTCAAAACTAGAAGTAAATACAGTTGAACCACAATGCGGAACTAATTTAACAATTGGTGCTTCAGGTGATACGATAACTTTTCCTTCTGGAACTACTGTTGTTAATAATGGTAGTCAAACAGGTTTCGGTAGAACAGGAACTGTTGATTGGCAAACAGGATCAATTAAGACATCTACGTTTACAGCAGCAAATGGAGAAGGTTATTTTGCAAACACTTCAGGCGGAGCTTTTACAATGAATTTACCAGCAGGTTCTGCTGGATCTATAGTTTCAGTTGTAGATTATACAAATACTTTTGATTCAGAAAAATTAACAATTGCACCAAATGGTACAGATAAAATAGGTGGCATAAACGCTAGCGCTAGTTTATCTACGCAAGGTCAATCCGTTACTTTAGTTTTTGTAGATGCAACAGAAGGATGGATAACAACTAATGATTCTACAGAAAATATTGTAAATAACCCAAATTTAGTTGCAACAGGTGGTACGATTACTACTTGTGGTAATGATAAAATTCATACATTTACAGGACCAGGAACTTTTACAGTAACTAATCTTTCAAGTACACCAGCTAATAACACAGTATCATATTTGGTTGTAGCGGGTGGTGGTTCAGGAGCAGCTGGGTGCAGACAAGGTGCAGGTGGAGCTGGAGGTTACAGAGAAGTAAAAAGTCCAACAACACCTTATACAGCTAGTCCATTAGATGGTTATCCAAGTGCACCAAACAGAGTTACAGTAACAGAAGCAGCTTTTCCAATTACAGTTGGAGCAGGAGGTGCAAATGCAACTTACGCCGGATCTGTTATTAGTGGAAATAATGGAAGTACATCAATTTTTTCAACTATTACATCGGCAGGTGGAGGTGCTGGTACTACTGGTAATGGTGGAAATGGTGGATCTGGTGGTGGTGGTAGTCACAATAATTACTCCGGCGGTACTGGTAATACTCCTCCAGTAAGTCCTTCTCAAGGTAATAATGGTGGTAATGGTAATTATAACATAAATGCTGGTTCAGGTGGTGGCGGTGGAGCAGGCGCTGCAGGACAAAATGCACAAGGAAATCCAACACCAGGTAGAGGTGGAAATGGTGGAGATGGTGTATCTACATCTATAACAGGATCATCTGTAACAAGAGCAGGTGGTGGAGGTGGTGCAGGCGATCAAGGACCTAGAGCTGGTGGATCAGGTGGTGGAGGAGCTGCAGGAAGTGGTACTAATGGAGTTGCAGGAACAGTAAACACTGGTGGTGGAGGTGGAAATACTGGTAATGGAAGCAATAGTCCAGGTAATACAAGTGGTGCAGGCGGTTCAGGAATAGTAGTAATAAGGTATAAATTTCAATAATTATGACAAGTACAATTAAAGTAAACAACATACAAAACCAATGTGGTCAAAACATCATTAACGAGAATAGTAATACTATTACTCTTGGCGCTAGTGGTGATACAATTGCTTTAGCATCAGGTGCATCGCAAACAGGATTTGGTAGAACAGGGACTGTTGATTGGCAAACAACTCCTAAAACTGCAACATTTACTGCAGTCAGTGGTGAAGGTTATTTTGCAAATACTTCTGGTGGAGCTTTTAATATGAATTTACCAGCAGGTGCTGCTGGAGCAATAGTTTCAGTTGCAGATTACTCAGCAACTTGGCAAACAAATAATTTAACAGTTGTACCAAATGGTTCAGAAAAAATTGGTGGAACAAATGCAAATGTAGTTTTAAATACGCAAGGTCAATCAGTTACTTTTATATATGTTGATTCAACACAAGGATGGCTTAACACAATGGATTCAACTTCTAATGTTAGAGCCTCTTCTCACGTAGCAGCAACAGGTGGAACAGAATCAACTTGCGGAGATTTTAAAATTCATACTTTTACAGGTCCTGGTACTTTGTGTGTATCAGCAGCAGGATCACCTGGAGGATCAACTACATTTGAATATATTGTTGTTGCAGGTGGTGGTGCAGGTGGAACGGAAAATAATTCTTCAACATCAGCAGGTGGTGGCGGAGCAGGTGGATTTAGATTTGCTTCTCCAAGTTTATCACCAGCGACTTATCCTGGTAAACCTTTAGCAGCACCTGCAGGAATAGCAGCTTCAGTAGGAGCAGTTCCAATTGTAGTTGGAGCAGGTGCAGCAGCCCCTTCTTCTTGTAGTACAGCAAATTCAGGATCAGTTTCAACATTTAGTTCAATTACATCAGCAGGCGGCGGTGCTGGTGGAATTGGAGCATCTACACCTGCTTCTGGTTTTAGAAGTGGTACAACAGGTGGTTCTGGAGGAGGTGGTGCTCACGCTAATGCTGGTTCAGCTGGAAATACTCCTCCTGTAAGTCCTGCACAAGGTACAGCTGGTGGTCCTACTGGTCCAATTTATTTAGCTGGTGGAGGAGGAGGTGCAATAAATTCTGGAGGTGCTGGTAGTCCGAGTGCTGCAGGTAATGGTGGTGATGGTGCTGGGATACCTACGGCTTTTGGTAGTAATGGTGTTCCTTGTGGATCGTATAGATATTATGCTGGTGGCGGTGGCGGTGGTGGTGTAGTAAGTAGACCAGAATCTGGTCCCGCGGGCTCTGGTGGAAAAGGTGGTGGTGCTGCTGGTGGAGCTGGAAATAGTTCCGCACCTGCTGCTGCAACTACAAATAGTGGTGGTGGTGGTGGAGGAGCCGGAGCAAGATATCCAGGAGGAGCAAGAAATTTAGGTTCAAATGGAGGATCAGGTATAGTAATAATAAGGTACAAATTTCAAAATTAGGTAAATTATGAGTGAAGTAAAAGTAAATAAAATTAGTCCAAGATCGGGCACAACAGTAACCCTAGGTGATAGTGGAGATACATTCACAATTCCTGCTGGTGCTACGATTACAAACTCTGGTACTGCATCAGGTTTTGGTGCAACAGGTTCAGCGTCTTGGGACACAACAGTTAAAACATCTACATTTACAGCAGTAGCTGGAATAGGATATTTTGTAAATACAACAGGTGGAGTAGTATCAGTTAATTTACCAGCAGGAACTGCAGGAGCAGTTGTTGCAATAAAAGATTACGCAGGAACTTTTGATACAAACGCAGTTACATTAGTTAGAAATGGTTCTGATAAAATTGGTGGTTCAGCTGTTAATGCAACTCTAGACACAGAAGGTATTGCAGTAACATTAGTATTTATAGATTCAACACAAGGTTGGTTAGTAACAGATTCAGGTTTACAAGATGAAGCACCAACGGCACAGTTTATTACAGCAACAGGTGGAACAATAACAACTAGTGGAAATGACAAAATTCATACATTTACAGGACCAGGAACTTTTACTGTAACTTCTGCAGGTAACTCAGAGGGATCAAATAAAGTTTCTTATATGGTAATAGCTGGAGGAGGTGGTGGAGCTTATGAAGGAGGTGCTGGAGCAGGTGGTTACAGAGAAGGTAAAGATAGTTTTGTTTCTTATACAGCAAGTCCTTTAGCTTGTACTTCAGGACCAAACGCTGGATTAACTCTTCCCGCAACAGGTTATCCTATTGTAGTAGGTGCTGGTGGTGGTGGAGTTAAAGGACCAGGTGGACCTACTCCTAATAATCCAGGTTCAATTTCAAGTTTTTCAACAATATCATCAGCTGGTGGTGGAGCAGGTGCTAACTCACCTAATTTTACAGCAGATGCTGGTGGATCTGGTGGAGGAGGTGCTTCAGGCTCACCTATTCAAGCAGGTGGAGCTGGTAACACACCTCCTGTTAGTCCTCCACAAGGAAACACTGGTGGAAATTATGCACCTAATAGTCCTTATCATATGGGAGGTGGTGGCGGTGGAGCTGGTGGTGTAGGTAATGTGCCTCATACTTCTGGAGGTGGAATAGCAACCACTACAAGTATACCAGGAAGCTCAACTCCTTTAGCTGGCGGTGGTGGCGGCGGTGGAGATAATGGAGGACACGGTAGTAATGGTCACGGAAATCCTGGCGGCGGTGGTGGCGGTGGCGGTAGAAATAATTGTGGAGTTGCAGGAACAGCTAATACTGGTGGTGGAGGTGGAGGTTCTTGGAATGAGACCGGAGGTAATGGTGGTTCAGGAATTGTTATTATTAGATATAAATTTCAAGGTTGATAAATAATTAAAAGTAATATATAAGGAGAAACATTATGGCACATTTTGCAAAACTAGGATCAAACAGTAAAGTTATTCAAGTACTAACTTTAAATAATTCTGATATGCATAACTCTGATGGCGTTGAAGATGAAACAGTAGGACAACAATATTTAGAAACACATAATAATTGGCCTGCACAAATGTGGATTCAAACATCTTACAATACAGCTGGTGGCACACATTTAGGTGGCGGAACACCTTTTAGAGGTAACTACGCAGGCATAGGTTATACTTGGGACGAAGATGATCAAATTTTTTGGCCTAAAAAACCTTATGCATCTTGGGTAAAAGATATTACAACTGCTAATTGGAAATCACCAATTGGTGATGCTCCAGCATTGACAGCTGAACAAGAAACTCAAAATACACCTGCAGATGAAAATACTCCTCCAACTCACAGATGGCATTATGTTTGGAATGAATCAGGTCAGTCTTGGGATTTAGTAGATTCTAACGCATAATTGATCTAGATCAATTCCTTTACCTAATATTGACATTATAAATACAGGATGTATATATTACATCCAGGTATGCAAAAGAAAGTATTAACAGAACAAGCTCTATATTATGGTGATGTGGAGATGCCTAAAGATTGGGACATTGACCGAGATAAATTATCAGGCGACATTTTACAATCAGTAATTCAAAATAAAGATTTTCCATTTTCAAGAACTTGGGATATGTTAAATACCTATATGCGAGATCACGTTAATCTTGAATATGGTGTTAATTTAATTAACAAAAAAACGTGGGGAAATATCTATAAACCTCAAGAGACTACACTTCCTTTATTAAATATTGATCCAGTGGATCTAATTAACTCTCCAGACTTTACATTATTATATGGTGTAAAAGTAAAAGATTGTTTTGTTCGAATACACTTTGAAGATAACAGACGTAAAGGAAGAAGTTGGGATATAGAACTTAAAGATAATATGTTTATTATGTTTCCATCAACTAATATGTATTACATAACCAATAATCAAAAAGATAGTTTAAATTTCGTACAAACTATAACGTATGAATATATCTAATCATTATTGGTATTTTAGTGGTGTACTTACACCAAAGTTTTGTGATGATGTAATAGCTTATGCAAATTCTCAAGAAGAGGTAATGGCTAGAACAGGTGGTTATGGAGATAAAAAATTAAATAAAGAAGAAGTAAAAGATTTAAAAAGAAAAAGAAACTCTGATCTAGTTTGGTTAAATGATACTTGGATATATAAAGAATTACATCCATACGTTCACGAAGCAAATAGACAAGCTGGTTGGAATTTTGATTGGGAAAGAAGTGAGTCTTGTCAGTTTACAAAATATAAACTTAATCAATATTATGATTGGCATTGTGATAGTTGGGATAAACCCTATGATAGACCTGACAATCCAGAAGAGCACGGCAAAATTAGAAAGCTATCTATGACTTGTCAGTTAACAGATGGTTCAGAATACACAGGTGGTGAACTAGAATTTGATTTTAGAAACTATGATCCACATATGAGAGATGAAACTAAACATTTAAGAAAAGCAAAAGAGATATTACCTAAAGGTTCTATTATTGTTTTTCCTTCATTTGTTTGGCATAGAGTTAAACCCGTGACATCAGGCACAAGGTATAGTCTTGTTGTTTGGCATTTAGGAAAGCCATTTAAATGAAAATATTAATTGTAGGTGGCGGAAGTGCGGGTTGGATGACAGCAGCTACTTTAGAATCACAGTTTCCAAACTATAATATATCATTAATTGAATCTAAAAATATATCTACAGTAGGTGTAGGTGAAAGCACTCTTGGACAAATAACAGATTGGATGAGACTACTTAAAATTGAAGACAAAGATTTTATAAAACACGTAGATGGAAGCTATAAATTAAGTATAAAATTTACAGATTTTTATAAAAAAGGAGAGGCTTTTCATTATCCATTTGGAACACCTGCTTTAGCACAAACAAAATCAAGAACAAATGATTGGTGGTTTAAAAAAATACTATATCCTAAAACACCTTATTCTGATTATGCTGATTGTATATACCCATTACAAATGGCATATGTTAATCAAAATAAATTTGACATAAACGAAGTCCAAAGAGCTTATCATTTTGACGCTACTAAATTTGGTACATGGTTAAAAAATAATTATTGTAAAAAAATAAAACACATAGTTGATGATGTTGTTTCTGTCGAACAAGATGACAATGGAATTAAATCTTTAAATAATAAATATAAAGCAGATTTATATATAGACTGCACTGGATTTAAATCTTTATTGTTAGATAAAACTTTAAAAGAACCTTTTGAATCTTATTCTGATATGTTACCAAATGATTCTGCTTGGGCCACAAAAATTAAATATAAAGATAAAGAAAAAGAATTAGTTCCATATACAAACTGCACTGCCATTGAAAATGGTTGGGTTTGGAACATACCTTTGTGGTCACGAATTGGTACGGGGTATGTTTACTCTAGTAAATTTGTAGATGATGAAACAGCATTAAAACAATTTAAAAAACATTTAGGTCAAAAAGATTTAGAATTTAAAAACATAAAAATGAGAGTAGGTATACATAATAGACTTTGGGTAAAAAATGTAGTTGCGATCGGATTGTCTGCTGGATTTATAGAACCTTTAGAAAGTAATGGTTTATACACTGTTCACGAGTTTTTAATAAAATTAGTTAGAAATTTACAAAGAGATAAAATATCGCAATGGGATAGAGACAATTTTAACTTTCAATGTAAACATATATTTAGAAATTTTTCTGAATTTGTAGCATTGCATTATGCATTATCTCATAGAGATGATACGGAGTACTGGAAATATTGTTTAAATAAAACTTGGGACAATAGTTTAATAAATTTAAAACCAGTTGGTGTAACTGGTATGAATAGTGCTGTATGGCAAAGAACATATAATTATAGATTTAATGATACTGAAGGTCTTCACTCGATTGCAGCAGGTATGCATTGGTCTCCAACTGATAAAGTATCGCTTATAAATGAAGGAAAATTTTATGAAAAAAATTTAAAAAAAGAATTTCAAGAATGTATTAATAATTTAAATGAGAGAAAGGAGTTATGTAAACAACTTGTTAAAAAAAAACCAAGTTTGTTTTCAATATTAAAAAATGTACATAAATAATTATTTTAACACAACCATTTGGTCTGAACAAAAACCAGAGTTTGTAAAATCTTTAACTAAAGCATCTAAC